GTTGAAGACTATGATGGCATGGTACGTATAATACCTATGACTTATGTAGACTTTATGAATAAGCTTCCTGATCTATTTAATAAAGAGGAAATGGATATACTTAAACAACATATCCAACGTCACCAAGATGGATACTATCATATGCCTTATTCTATGCTTAAATTATTTGCAGGTGGTGTTGATGCTACTGGACAAGTTGAAGATAAGGAAACATTTAAACTTAGTGATGGTAAAGGTGAGTTCAATCTATACCACATGGAATGGAAGTCTGAACGTGAGGAAAAAGAACTTACTTATCTTAATCCACTAGGTAAAGAATGTACCATGCTTGTAGAGAGTGATTATGTACTCGATAAATCTATAGGCGATGTATCCTTGAAGAGCATATGGATTAGCGAGGTACTTCATGGTTATAAGGTAGGTAATGATGCGCATGATGGCATATACACCAAACCTAAATCTAACCTTGTACAACGTAGGGATACCAATAACCCTCGTAGAGTTAAACTTACATATGGTGGTAAGAAAGGTATCATGAATGATATTTTTATTAATCCCATTCCTTCTCGTTTAGTTCCTTATGCTGTATATTATAAGATTATATACCTACATATTGAACGTACACTTGCTAAGTATCAATCTGCTATTAAGTTTATACCTAAACAGCTTATTGAAACTGATGCTGATATGTCACGTAAAGAAAAGATATGGTATATGAAGGCTGATAATATGATGTTTTATGACCATACTGAGATTACTCCTATGGAAGTTTCTCAAGGTGTTATTATCAAGGGTGACCCTGATATTGCTAATTACATTCAGCAGCTTATTGAACTACGTATATCTATTAAACAAGAAGCATGGGAACTTGCTAACATGAATGATGAGATGGTAGGTCAAGGTGACCCTCGTGGTAATGTTACTAATAACCAAGCTAATATAGCTATGGCTAGATTAGGTAGTGTTATATCTACTCGTGTATTCAACAAGATGCTACTTAGAGAACACCTTGCTAATCTTGAATTTAGTAAGATAGCATTTGGTGACAGAAAGAGTGGTAACTTTACCAATAAACAAGGAGATGTTGTATACTATGATATAGACCCTGATTTACACAACGAAACTGATTACGGTATTACTATGACTGATGCTGATGCAGATGAACGTATGCTTAAAGAGTATAAAGAGTTTGCATTTAATGCTAGTCAGAATGGTAACCTAGATATTGGTTTCGAAGCTATAACAGATGAGGATGTACCTAGTATACGTAAGACCATACGTAAACTTATTCAACTTACTAAAGACCTTGAAGAAAAGAAATCTGCTGAAGCTAATCAAATTCAAATGGAACAGATTGATAGACTTGATAAGATGGCTGATAAATCTAATACAAGTAAGGAAACTATTGCCACTATTACTACACAAGGTAGAATAGAAGAAGCTATGATTAATGCTGATACAGCTGTCCTTGGTATCAATGCTAAGAAAGAAGAAGGTGCTGAAGTAGATGAAAGTATTGATAACGAAATTAAAACAGCTGCTGCTAGGATTCGTGAGCGTTCTCAATCCCTAGCTGAAAGTAGAGCTAATGAAGCAAGTACTATGAATGCTCATAGGATGAAAATGGATAAAGAAAATCTTGCTATAAAGAAACAGGCAAAAAATAAGCCTTCCAAGTAGAACAGTATAATACGGTATGAATAGAACAGTATTACTACTTATGTTCTGCCTAATTATACCTATTATATATATGGTAAAATTATTTTGATATATACTGATTATATATGTAAATTTGTTGTATATTTGTATCAATAAACATAAACTATAAGTGATATGACACATAAAGTAGATAACACTGCTAATAACAGTGATGATAACAAAAAAGTTGGTGCTATAATTATGATGAGTATGAACGGTGTTGGTAATATTAAGACTGATGACGAGCCTAATCTTAATCCTGACTTAGACCTTGAGATTTATAATCCCGATGGTACAAGGAAGGATGGACAGGACGACAATAAAGGTGGTGGAGGTGATGAACCTACAGTAGTCATTATTGATGAGGTTGAGTATACACTTGACGCTGATGGTAATGCTCTCGATAGTGAAGGCAAAGTATTTAAAACAAAAGATGACCTTGCTAACTTAAACATGAATAACCTTGTTGAAGTTGATGGTAAAGAATATACTATTAATGAAAAAGGTGATGCAGTTAATGAAGCAGGTGAAGTTGTGTATACAAAAGCTCAACTTGATGCTCTGGGTTCTGATGAACCTATTGTTAACCAAGTAATCAAGGTTGTAGGTAGACCTGTACTTGATGAAAACGGTGTAGAAATACAGTACGACGATACCCCTATAGGAATAGGTAGATATATTGAAGATGTATCTGTTCAGATAGGTAATGAAATTGCTAATGAAATAATCAAAGAGAAGTATACTACTTATCCTATTCTCCGTGCTTTTGAAGAACACCTCATACTTAACAATGGTAATCCTGCGGGATTCCAGGAAGATGTTGACTACTCGACTATCCAATTGGATGAGACAAATGAGTATCAACTTTCTAATATTATACGTAAGGATTTACTTGCTAAAGGTTATGCTGAAGATAGAGCTGAAAAGCTTATCTCTCTGTATAAGAAGGAAGCATCTTTACTTGAAGAAGCTAAAGTAGCTCTTGCTTCTCTTGATAATTCATCTAAAGCAATAAGGGCTCAACGTGAACGCGATGCTCAGATTGTTTTGGACAATAAAGCTAAAGCTGATAATCAGTTTTGGAGTGCTGTTCAGGAGAAGGTTCTGAATCAAAAAACTATTCAGGTTGGTGAAGAAGTTATAGCTATACCTCAGTATATGAAACGTAATATTGATGGTAAGATAGTTACTGCTTCTAATAAAGACTTCTTTGATTATATGTATACTAAGTATAAATATAATATGGGAGGTGAACCTGTTATAATGACACAAAATCAGGCAGACCTGATGCTTGAAGAACAAGCTAAAAGTGGTGTGGACTATGAAGTATATGAAGCTCTCAGACGTTTTCTACGTTATGATGATGAGCAGATTATACGTGAGAAACGTAATGCCGCTGCTGCTAGTAATGCTAATAATAAACGAGTTATTGGTAGCACTGGTAAGAAGCCTGTTACTATACGTTACAAAACTAAAGATGCAGTTAGTAACGTTAGAACAAGTTAGTAAGACGATTATATAGATAAAGTCAATTTAAAACTTTAATGAAATGGTAAGATTTATTAAGAAAGAACAGTTTAACGATGCAGGGTTTACTGATGAGAACTCTCTAGCACGTTTAGGCGTTACTGCACCAGATTGGATTAGTCGTAAGATGACTTATCTATATGGAAAGGAAGCTGCCCCTAAGTTTAGTTTCTTAGCTATGACTGAAGGTCAGGGTAATGTTAAGTATCAATCAAGTGGTCGTATTGGTGCTAAGACAACAGATGTAAATGATGTACAGTATAAATGGCCGGTTATGGGTAAGATGCGTCATACAGTTTGTATGTCAGGTGATATATCCTATGCTGGACAGTTAGTCAAACCTGGTTTGGGTAATGCTCCATTTAAAATTGCTACTACTGACCGTTGGGGTATTAAAGACTACGGTCTGTTATCACCTGATGGTAAGACTCAGTTGCAGATATTAACTGCCTTTGAAAAGGTAGGTAGTCACTTTGAAGCACTTGTTCAATTAAGGAAGGGTAACCCTGCCGAGTACGTTGACCCTGCTACACTTGCTGCTGGTAAATATTGGTTGCTGATTGCACCTAAAGTTTCTGAATCCGGTTCTCGTGGTAATGAAAGCCGTCAGATGACTCACAATGAAATGACTAATCAAACATCATTTGACCGTTACACTCAGAAGATTGAAGGTAACGTTGCTAATAAGGTGTCTGTATTTGAATTTGATGGTGAAGATACTGTTGACGGTAAAGCTACCCGTTTATGGATTAACGAAGAACAACGTCAGTTTGATGTTTGGATTCGTACTATGAAGAACCTTGATTTATACCTTCAGGAGTACAATCGTATTAACGGTGAAATACCTTTGAAATATTACGAAAACGATAAACCTATTCCTATTGGTGCCGGTGTTAAAGAAACAGTATGTGAAATGGGACAGCACATTACCTATGGTGATGACCTTCCATTGAAACTTATTGATAAAACTATCTTACAGATGTTTGATGGTAATACCGATAATGGTACACGTGAACTTATTGCTCATGGCGGTAAAGGTTTTGGACGTATGGTTCATAAAGCTCTTATGAGTGAAGCTGTAAATAAACAATTTACTTACTCTATTGGTCAGGAAGTTATTGGTACAACCAGTGACGGTAAACTGTCATACGGTAAATACTTTGCACAGTATAAAACAAATGAAGGTCATACATTTACTTATGTTAATGACCCAATGTTTGATAAAGGTGGTTCTCTTGGTGAACTTGATATTAAGAATGGTTACTTCGGTCCTGATGGTCTACCACGTAGTTCTTATACAGGTGTTGTAATGGACTATTCTATGATTGATGGTGAACGTAATGTTGAACTCGTTGCCATGAAAGGTCAGTCATGGATTGCTGGTGTATATGAAGGTATGTCACCTATACCTGCCGCATGGAGAGTAGGTAATAAAGTTGATAGTATTAAACAACTATCTACTGATAAAGATGAAGCTTCTTATGAAATTAAGACTTCTTCTTCTATCAATATCAAAGATGCTTCACATTGCATCATCTTTGAAATGGAGATGTAAGAGAATATATATACTCATAATATATGATGTATAAATGATAATAAACATATAAACAATATTATGCATAAAGTTAGTAAAATAGTATCTATAGAGCCTGTACATAGTAAGTCATATTATGTGCAGGCTAATATTAAAGCCTTACCTGATATACCTAAAGGTATCACTCCTGGTACAATGGCTGTAGCCAAAATGATTAACGCTGTTAACGTTAATAAGGGTATCCTTAGATACCAAATATCAACTGACCCTAACAATCCTGAGTGGTCTAAAACTGTTAAAGAACATTGGAACTCTCTATACTATCTTATACCTAATGGTGGTAAGAACTTTGAGGTAGGTTTCATATACAACAGTAAAGAGATTGCTGATAAGTTTGATGAGAGGTTCAAACAGATAGTTAAAACCTATAAAGAAGAAGCCGCTAAAGCTACCGATGATAAAGAGGAAGTTGCTGCTTTTAAAGCTAAGATTGATGCTATCTTTGACCTTGAGGTTGATAAGAATGATTTGGTTAATGGTGAACCTAAATACGGTAAACCTATTAATCCTGAGGATTATCTTATATGGTTATATACGCTTAATTATTCACCTGTTGCTAAACGTGTATCTGACATTGATAAGTCTGTTAGAATTAAGTTTCTGCTTACTGATGAAAATGAAACTAAAGCTCTTGAAAAAGAAACCTTTGATTTATCACTTAAAGCTGACGAAGCTTATATTGGTATCATCAACAAACCTGACAAGATTAACTACGTACTTAAGGTACTGAATTTCTACAAGGATGGTTTAGGCGATATTGATAAGAAGAAACTCATTAAGAATGAGTCTACTATCAACCCACGCAGATTCTTGAGCATAGTAAACGACACACACCTGCAGGAGAAAGCTCAGATTGAGGATTTAATTACGGCTGGTATTCTCAGAAGAATGAAGGACAGTACTGTTATTGTTGATGCTAAAGACCCAAGTATTCTCATTGCTAATAACCTTGATGAAGCACTTACATTCTTTGCTGATACAAATACTACTACTAAAGCTCAGGCTAGCGAGTACATTGCAAGATATAGAGCACTTAAGCCAAAACAATAATAAGTCATGAGAGTAATAACTACTGTTAAAGAAGGTCACGTTCTATTTGATTTACTAGTACAAGAGAGTAATAGTGAGATT